GGGCGTTTTTCGGCCAGTGCCTCCAGATGACGATGGAGCAGGTCGTCGATACGCACGACGTAGTCCTGACCATCGACTACGACACGATCTTCACCGCCCGCACCGTCGAGGGCCTGCTGGCGCTGCTGATGCACTCGGGGTATGACGCCATCGCCCCGCTGCAGACCAAGCGGGAGTCGAACGCCGTCATGTTCGCCCTCCCGGGCATCAAGCCAGAGGACAAGACGACGGTCGAAAACGACTGGTTCAGCAAGCCTGTGCAGCCTGTCGAGACGGCCCACTTCGGATGCACGTTCATCCGCACTGAAGCCATCAAGAGGATGCAGAAGCCTTGGTTCATCGCCGAGGCGAACGCCGAAGGCACGTTCACCGGCGGCCACACGGACGAGGACATCTACTTCTGGAAGAAGTTCTCGGCTTCCGGCAACAAACTCGGCATCGCCACCCATGTCAGCGTCGGCCACGCCGAACTGATGATTACATGGCCGTCGCGTTCTGCCGCGGAAGGCAAGATCCAGCAGCACACGACGGACTTCTGGAACAAGCAGAAGACGCCGCCCGAAGAAGCGTGGGGGTTCCTCAATTGAGAGTCCGCATCATCCGGCCGTTCGGCGGTTACAAGGAAGGGCAGGAGTTTGAGTGGGGGGACGGCATGGCCCGCATCCTCCTTTCACGCGGCCTTGTGATCCGCGTCGAGGACAGGGACGAGGAGACGGCCGCCGTTGAGAGCAGGGCCGAAAAGGCCATGTACCCGCAAGGAAAGAAGAGGCTCAAGTGACCGTCACGATCACCTACGGCAGCCCGAGGCAGCCTGAGTCCGGCATCACGCCATACCGAAGCCTCTACCGGCACACGGCGCCGTCCGTCGAGCCTGTGACGCTGTCCGAAGCCAAGGTGCAGTGCCGCGTCGATACCGACACGGACGACGCCTACATCACCACGCTGATCTCCACGGCCCGGCAGTACGTCGAGGACGTTCTCGATATTTCGATGATTTCGGCGGTCTGGGAGGCCCGCTACGACACGTTCCCGATCTGGGAAATCATCCTCCCGCGCCCGCCGATGCAGAACGCCGCGGTGACGGTCGTGTACCGGGACGAGGGCGGCAACAACCAGACCATCACCAGCGGCTCCGGCGCGTTCCAGATGGACTTCTACGCCACGCCGGGGCGGGTTTTCCCGGTCTACGGCGCGGCGTGGCCGGCTGTCCGCGGCGACGAGAACAGCGTCACCGTCCGCTGGTCGGCCGGCTACGGGGCGTCTGGGTCCAGCGTGCCGGGGATCCTCAAGCATCTGATTCTGCTGCTCGTCGCCCACTGGTACGAAGCCCGTCAGCCGGTGGCCGCAGGCGGCCAGATGCCCATCCCGAACACCTTTGACACCCTGCTGGCGGCGTCCGGCTGGGGCGGATACCGATGACACTGACGGCGCAAGTCACCGGCAGCATCGCGGCTCGGATCGACGAGTCCCGCGGACTGACGAGCGCCGTGTCGGAGTATCCACTGTCGTTTTTCTTCGACGTTGGAGACTGCACGAAGGTCTGGAGCGATAGGCGGCAGTTCTCCGGAGGCTACGACGAAGTCGATTTCGCCCAAATTGGCCTCGGCACGGTCAAACTCCTGTGCATCAAGAACCTGTCGGCCACGAACCAGATCGCGCTGTCGGCCGGCTGGACCGGGGCGCAGTTCAGCGTGTTTCGCCAAGACAGCACTTCATGGAACTTCTCGCCGATGATCAACCTCGGCTCGCTCACGCTCCGCGGCTACCCGATCCGCGAGGGCGGGGCGTTCCTCCTGTCCTGCCCGAACTCGTCCGGCTTCGGGGCGACGGCCGGCGGGAGCATCCTTCGCATCGGCGGCACCAGCGGACAGCAGTACGAAATCTACGTTATGGGGACTTGAACCATGGCTTTTAACGCCCAGATCTCGCTTTCCCTTGTCGCCCACGAATCGTCGGCTGGCGACCTGTCCCGCACACTGCGAGTGACGCCGGCGAACTACGCCGCCTCCATGACAGAAGGCACCGCGGCCAATCAGGCGCAGGTGGCGTGGAGCGACGCGCGGACGATTGCCGGAGCGTCCGAGACGCTAAACCTGTCAGCCCTGCCGGACACACGCGACGGGGCGGCCGCCACCGTCTCCCTGACGGCCGTCAAGGCGTGGTTCGTTCGCAATTCGGGAACTGCGACCCTGACGCTCTCTGGCGGGCCGTTCGGCGGGCAGAGCGTGGCGGCCGGGGCCGCCGCAGCCCAGTGCGACCCGTCCGCGGCCGGCATGGCGGCGACCGGCGTGACCGTGACCGGCTCGGCCTACGAAATCGTCCTCATTGGCGAAGGGTCGGTGTCATGAACATCGGCAAAATGCGCGAGCGGGTGACGATTCAGACCCCTTCAGAGGTCCGGACGCCGGTTGGCGAAACGACGCTGACATGGGGGGCGCTGGCGACTGTGTGGGCCAGCGTGGACGGCCTTTCGACGCGGGACATCCTCCAGGCCCAGCAGGCGAACCTTGTGGCAACCCACCGGATCCGGATCCGCTACAGGGCCGATGTCACGCATACTCAGCGCATCATCTGGCGCGGCCGTACCATGGAGATAGCGAGCGTCGTCGAGCGAGACAACCGCACCGCCCTTGAGATCCTTGCCAGAGAGGTTCAGTGATGTCGCTGGCACGCGTAGACACGTTCATTCGCGTTGGCGTCACTGGCGCACAGCCGCTGATCGACACGCTGGAGAACATCGCCGGAGCGCTCGCTGCCGGGGACGCGCTGGAGCGGATTCTGCGGCGGGCGGCGCGGCCAATCGTGAACACATACCGGGCGGCCGCCCTGCGGCACGACGCCACCGGCAACCTTGCCGCCAGCACGACAAGCAAGACGAAGACGTACCGCCCCGGCGTGTCGGTGGCGATTGCCGGCCCGCGGCACACCGGAAGCCAGGGTGCGACTGGCGATCAGCCGAGCGGGAATCACAGTTGGCTCGTCGAGTTCGGAAGCAATGGCCGGCGCAGGCCGTCAAGCCGAGGGACGCGCAAGACGTATGTCAACGTCCACCAGATGATCAACCGCCGCATGACCGCCGTCGCGCGACTTGAGGACAGCGACGACTTTGCGAAACGCGCTCGCGGGTACTACTTCCTCATGTCGTCGTGGAAGGAGCCGACGCGGCAGGCTCGGGCCGGCAAGGGCTACACGCACGACTTCCTGCCAAACGGCGGCGTGTTCACGGTCCACCCGGGCGAGGACTACGGGGCCATGCCGGGCTACCACCTCATGGAAAACACGATCAACGCCCGCAGGACCGAAGTGCAGGGCATCATCCGAAACGGCCTCATCACGGCCATCAACGACTCCATCGCAAGGGCGCTCTGATGCTCCTCCTGCCAGAAAAGCACATCTACGCGAAACTGACCTCGGACCCGGCCGTGGCCCGGCTGGTCGGCTTCCAGATCTACCCAATCGCCGTCCCCAAGGGGGCGACGATGCCGTTTGTGATCTACAAGCGGGCCAACGTCAGGCGGGAGGGGACGCTCTCCAACACCCCGCTCTTCATGCCGGAGGTCTCCCTTCAGATCGCCTCATGGGCGCTGACCTACGAGGGGGCCAAGGAATTGGCCGACTCCGTCCGGCTGGCCTTGGATGGACACACTGGCACGCTACTGGGCATTACAATACACGATATGAGGCTTGTCTCCGAGGTGGACGACTTCCTCGACCCCACGGCGGTTGGGGCGCAACTGCCGCCAGCATACGAAGTCAGGCAACTGTTTCAGGTTCGCTGGTCTGAGGCGACTGGCTAACACAATCGCGCAGGGAGGCGCACACCATGGGTACGTCGGCACAGGGACTTACGTTCACGTTTGGTGGCAGCAACGTCACCGTCACCTCCGTTCAGGTCAATGACACGCAAGATCTCCTCGACGCGACGCACCTTGGTATCGCCCCGAACGGCAAGCGCGTGTTCGTCGGCGGGTTCGCGACCAACCGTGAAGTCCAGATCGACTACATCAACACCACGATCCTGTCTGCCGGAGCGTCCGGCGCCCTGTCGATCTCCGGCCCCATGTCGTTCAGTGGCAACGCGACTGTTTCCAACGCGTCCATCGGCGGCTCGGTCGGCGACTTCATTCGGGGTTCCGCGACCTTCCGCCTCGCCTGACGGACGGAGGTCCGATGGGACTCTCCGCCCACGGGGCCACATTCACGTTCGTCGGCTCGCTCAACAACGTACAGAGGTCGTTCCAGGCCACGATTGTCGGTCTGTCTGTAGAGACGCCGACAGCCGAGATCGTGGACATGACTTCGGTTACGGATCCGCCAGGGTCGGGCGTTCTTGTGCCGACCGGCGAATGGATCGGCGGGACCGTGTCCGTCGATTACCTCGCCACGCAGGCGACTGGGGACATCCAGTTGCTCGTCAGGTCTATCGGGCCGCTGACGTTTGCGTCACCCGGCATGTCGATCACAAGGCGAGTGATTCTTGAGTCAGCAAGCATGGAGGCCCGCGTTGGAGAGTTGGTGCGCGGGTCGGCCACTTTTCGTGTCACCGACTACTATGGAACCTAAGACATGGCTCTGAGCAAGGCGAAGATTCTGGCGGCGAAGGACGTTCGGCTGAGTGACCCCCTCAAGGTCCCAGA